AGACGTCTTCTACGACAATTTAATGATTTGAATAATGATATAATAAGAAGGCGTAATACCGGCGGAAGAGAAACGTCAGATGCCGAAGTAAGAAGAATAGAAAGAATGGGAGAAGGATTACAACAATGTATGGCAGAAATCAATGAGTGTGATGATAAAATACAAGAAATTCAACAATCAATTCAAGGATTTGGTTTAAAAGGTTCTGGAATATTGGAAGATTTACGTAATAGAGAACTTGGAAAAAAATCCGCAAGTAATAATATTAATAATCAAGCAATTGAAGATTATAGAAATAGAATAGAAGAATTTCAACGATTATTAGCAGTAAAACGAGAGTTAATAAGAATTAATAATAGAAATTTAAGAACATTACATCAAAGAGCTGTTAGTAACGGATATACAACATACGAGGAACGTATGGAATATACGAGATTACTACAAGAAAATGCTCGTTATAATGAAGAAATTCCAGTAATTACTCGTCAAATAGATGAACTTCGGCGAACACAGATGGGTATGGGTTTAAGTAAAGACCATATTGTTCAAAGTGTTATTTTTCATAAAGATAAATATTCAATTCCGGAAGCAAAAAAATGGTTAAAATCTAATGGTTATAATTGCCCAAAGATTGATGAAGAAATTAATACTTATAGATTTAGACAAATATCACCTGTAACTATTAAAAAAAAGGGTTATACTGAATATCATAATAAAACTCTTGGAGAAAGTGGAATAACACTGGTAATAGCATATAAACCAAATTTAGGAAAATCAATTGATATTCATAAACATATAATTCATATTCATCATTAAATAAAATATCTAATAAATATATATATGCCTAAATTTCAAAAGGGAAGTAAAGAAGCGAAAGATTTTATGCGTCTCTTGAGAGCAAGAAAAGGGAAATCTAAAGGTGGAATGATTAAACCATTTAATATGACACATCCAGAGGTTGATAGTGATGATAGTGATAGTGAAGACCATTCTAAAATACCAAATATGTTTAATAAACCCCATCAGAAAATAAAATGGTGGAAAAAAGACCCAAATGGATTAGGAGGTGTAGGAATACAAATGACAAAATCTAATAGACCATCACAATCAGATACTGCTCAACCATATGGGAGACCACAACCGGTTTTAACAACACAGGAAGGTATTGGGTTAGGTTTAGGTGCTGGTATAACAGAAATCCATCATCATCATCATCATCATCATATGTCTGGTGAAGGTTGGTTTGATAGTATTTCAAGAGCATTTGACCCAAAACGCAATGGTGTTGCCAACGCATTTGACCCAAACCGCAATGGATTAGCGGATAGTGCGAGAAAAACATTTACACCAGAATTAGGAAACCAAATTGTAGGCGGTCTTAAAACTGCTGGGCATTATGGTATTCCTATTGTGACAGGAGCAATTGGTTCTACATTAGGTGGAATAGCATCATTGGGAAATCCTGTTGGTGAATTTGCTGGAGGACAAGCAGGAAAAATGGCAGGACAACAAATTAATAAAGCAATTGGAATAGGACTAAAAAAAGGTAGAGGAAGACCAAGAAAGCATTCAGGCGAAGGTATTAGTGGATATGGTAAAGTTTATTAAAATATATATTATTATATAGTATGGATTATATAATATTGGTTATTACATATAATAGAGTAGATATATGTTATAAAAAGACTTTAACAACATTAAAGGAAAACAAAATCCCAAAATCATTAATTAATTTAGTAGTTCATAATAAAGAACAAGCAGAACTTTACAAAAAAGGTATTCCAAAAGAATATTATAATAAAATAATTATTACAAATGAGAATAATGGTGCTACAGGGCAGATGAATTGGATTTATAGGCATTATAAAATAGGTCAAAAACTAATAAAATTAGATGATGATATAAGTGCTATTTATAAATTAGAAGGTGAGAAATTAGTTAAGACAAATACTTTGAAAAGTATTATTGATGAAGGATTTAAATTATGTGATGATAATGGTTTTAAGTTATGGGGGTTATATCCAGTTACTAATGCCTATTTTATGAGTAGTCAAATGCCATATACAACCGATTTAAGATTTATAGTTGGTGCGTTTATGGGTATTATTAATGAAAAAATACAAATATCTACAGATGTTAAAATTAAAAACGATTATGAATATACCATATTATCGTATTTAAAGAATGGAGGTATAATTAGATTTAACAGAATAGCATTCAAATATGATATTTCAAAAAACGAAGGTGAAAGAACTAAAACTATGATGAAAGATGCTGATATATTAATTAAAAAATATCCTTCATTAGTTAAACATAATACAAGACGAAATAAAGATAAACCTATGGGTGAAATATTATTAAATAAAAGTAATAAAGAAATTGAAGGTGGAAAGATACATAATTTAGATAATATACCGGTTGAAAATAAAGAAAGCACAGATGTAATACTTGACAAAATAGAATTAACAAATAAAGTTAAAGAAATACAAGATAAACTATTAACCGCATTACAGAACGCAAAAATACCAAAAACAGCAGGACCGAAAAAGGGTGAAATATCAAGAGGAGATGTTTTAGGTTATAATGGTTTTACATTTACTATGGGTATTGGTAGAAGAAGGAATCTTGGTATTGGTGAGTTTTCAGCAAACAGAAACGAACCGGAATTATTAAAACTTGTTATTGAATATGGTAATCAAATATTACCTACTGGATTTAAATATTCAACAATTACAATAAATAAAAACCTTAAAGCAAAGAAACATATTGATAGGGGTAATAGTGGTTTTGGTTGTATTACATTCTTGGGTGATTATACTGGCGGTGGTTTATATGTTTATAATAAAGATAATAATGCTACTTTATATGATACACATAATAAACTTATAATCTTTAATGGTGCTAATCTCGCTCATAAGACGGAAACATTTAAAGGTGAAAGATTTGCCCTAATATATTATAATCAACAATTCAAAGAAAGTATAAAAGGAGTTAAGATGGAAGGCGTTTGATTTACATAATTAATTAATATAAATATTTATAATAAAAATTGATATAAAGAAATGATATTATATAATAATATAAAACAATGGAAATGACTTTTAACGAGATGATTAAACTACGAGATGAGATTTATGAACTGGAATGGACGAATGATGAACTAATATCATTACCAAAAAAATATACAAAATTAATGGTTCATATAGCATTAGAAAGGGCGGACGCTGATAATGATATACGTCATTTCGTTCGTATCCTATCAACAAGACGAGAACTACTAACAAAACATATTGAAGCAACTCTTGGGGTATTTGAATGGAACTATATTGATATAATCAAAACGAAATAAATATCTTAATAATGAAATAAAATAAAACAAATATTAATCTTTTAAACAACTTTATATGATTATTACTCTTAATTATCATATAAATTACTATTAATTAGTATAAATTATTAATTAAAAATTTTTAATTAAACTATTATACAGAATAATACAATAATTAACTTAATAATTGTATTATTTATGATAAACACTTAATAATTGTCTAAATAGTATGATTATTAACTGGTGGATTAACTTCTATATTATTGGTTGGCGGATTTTGACGTAGGGTTGGAACAATATATGAGTTATGAAATGCTGATTTATATGAAGGTGATTTTTTACAGACAGGCATATATTCAATCCTTACTAATTTGCGTAGATATTCGTCTGTATCAAATATCCATTTTACATCATTTGGAAATAAGTAATACATATCAGTATGACTTATAGTATGTCGTCTTGTATCAAACCATTTACAACAATACACATATTCTATACCACATTCATCATCTTCTTCAGTTGATATAAGTGATTGGAGACGCATATGTTCTCTACGCATTTCTTCCTTCTGTTCTTCAGTTGGGTTTTCCATTATATTATAATATAATATAAAAATATTTTTTTATATTAATTTTTTTATAAATATTTATATTAATTTATACTAATTAGTTTTGAAATAGGAATATGAAAATGTGGTAGTGGTTTATCAATAATTCCTGCCCTATATGTAATCACATTCTTTACTTCAAATTTATTAAATTCTTCTTTATCATATTCAATATATGTTAAACCATCAAGGAAATTAAAAAGACAAATATATTTATCACTATCATTTATAAACTTATGGACTGGAATGATTGTAGTAGGATATTTTCCTTTTGTATTTCTTCTGCTTTTTACTTCATATTTAATTCCGGTAGAACCTTCGTAATCCCATTTACAGAATTGATTATTGTATATTTCTTTAGTGTTCTTGATGTCATCTTTGAAAAAGGTTTTAATTTTTTCCAATACCTCATCTTCTTTTGCTAAACCAAATGTTAAGTCATTATTTAAACTTCTTTCCATTTATATTATATTATAATATAAAAATATATTCTTTATATTATAATTAAACTTAATTATTAATTTCCTAAATAAAAATCTAAATTAATTTATATAGAATGGAAAATATTAAAGAATATATTCACTCCAAAAGACCTTCATTAAGTAATAGTTCTATTACTACTTATTCATCTATTCTTAAATCTTTATATAATAAAGTATTTAATGACGATAAGGTTGATTTAGAAAAATTTGATAAAAATGTTGATAAAGTTTTAGCATATTTGAAAGATATTCCTCCTAATCGTCGTAAAACAATCTTATCTTCTCTTGTAATTATTACCGATAAAAAACCCTACAGAGATTTAATGTTAGAAGATGTCAGAGATTATAATAAAGAAATTCATAAACAAGAAAAGACCCCTGAACAAGAAGCATCTTGGGTTGAAACAAATCAAGTAAAGGAAATCTTTGATGACCTTAAAAAGAATGCCGATTTATTATACAAAAAGAAACAACTAACTCCAAGTGACTTACAACAAATACAGAATTTTATTATTATTGCGCTTTTAGGCGGAATATATTGTCCTCCAAGAAGAAGTAAGGATTATGTAGATTTTGTTATAAAATCACCTGATACATCTACTGATAATTTTTTAATTAAAAAAAAGATGGTATTCAACTCATATAAAACTGCTAAAACATACGGACAGCAATCTGTGGATATTCCAACTCCACTTGTAAGTATATTAAATAAATGGATTAAAATAAATCCTACCAAGTGGTTATTATTTGATGCTAAATTGGATAAATTGAGTAATGTTAAACTCAATCAACGTCTTAATAAAATATTTGGCGAAAAAAAGGTCGGTGTTAATCAACTACGTCATACATTCTTGACTAATAAATTTGGTCACACAATAGACCAAAAGAATTCTATAAATAATGTTATGTCAGAAATGGGTTCATCTGCTGGTATGTTGGATACTTATGTAAAAAAAGATGATTAAATGGATTGGTAGGAAAGTAGTGACTTGGGGCATTAGTTTAGGATGTTTTCTATACAACTTTTTGTAGTTCATTTTGAAAAACCAAATAGTAGTGTTTTTTGCCAAATAAAAAGACCGGAAAGTCCGCACAACTTCACTACTTTCCTACCAATATTTATATAAAATAATTATATAAATATTTATAAAAAAAATTGATATAAAGAAATGATATTATATATAACTATAATAAAATGACTACCTACGGAGACCTTCTTACGATTACTCAAATCAACGAACGCAGTTACAATGAGAAACCTTTTCAAGAGGATATTTATGAAACAATGTTTTTCAAACATCCTTATCTAAAAAATAAACAAAATGTGAAACCATATATACTATTCAAAACGCTATATGATATTATACATTACGGAAGCACACCTCATTTTGGTATTATATATCCTGATGAAATTGAAATTGTTTCAACCCCTTATGATAATGAACACACACAAACAATATATGATGTAATAATAAATGATATACCATACGAATTCTATGTATCTACTGAAGAAGACATTAAAAAAGATGCGATAGAATATGTAAATGATAATATTTGTAATTTTACAACTGATATATTATATGAAAATATTTTACATATACAACAAGTAAAAGAAGTAATATTTAATGAAAGTGAAGAAAGAGAAGAACCAGAAACATTATATGAAAATGAAAATTGTCCTGTCTGTTTTTGCGAATACATTACAAGTGATGAAGAAGATTTAACAAATGATAAAGAAAATGAATATTTTGGTAAATGCGGTCATAAACTTTGCGAACCTTGTTATAATTTAATTATTGATAGTAATAATTCAAGATGTCCTATATGTAGAGAAGTATGGGATGATGCTACTAATTCAGATTATACAGAAGTATATTGGAAAAGAGATGATATAATAGAACTTAAAGAAAATGATGATGAAGAAACATTAAAGCGAATAATTGATGTTAAAGGGGTATGTGACGTAATATTACAATATGATGGATACACACATATATTAGGATATGATTATATATATGAAAATATGGGAGGAATTGATACACCTTTACAATATAGAGAATTAGTTGATGGAGGTTATGAGTTTATCGTAATGTTTAAAGAAATTTAAACATATTTCACATCAACAGGAACTTTCATCAAATCTCTACCACCTGCTTCATCTTCACTTGTTATATGGTCTGCTAAAACATCAGTCTTTCTATTTTTATCAGGTGACATAAAAAATTGTTGTAATATGTATTCATTCTTTTTCCAATCAATACTTTCATTTAAATCATCAAATAAAGATAAAAATGTTTCAATATCACTATATAAATCCTTACTTCTATGAGGAAATACATTTATAAAATGACCAACAGCAAGGCAATAATATCCACAAGCGTTATTCATTAGACTTTGTAAATCTCGTTTATTATATGGCAAATACTTACCGGTATTTTCCATAACAAATTTTTTTATTTCTTCCGGAGGTGGTTGTCCGTAACTATCTACATATATTGGTTCTACTTTTCCATCAGGATATTTATTGGTCTGTAGAAATACCCAATGAGACCCTTCATTTTCTTTTCCATCTTCATTAAAACTATTTTCCATATTAATGATATATGATTTATTGAATTCCATTTTTTTAGGAAGTTCATCTTTGAAACCAGTATAAACCAATGGCACACTCATTTTTTTTGCTAATGAATTTATTTGCGTATCTGTAAGCATATTATATAATTAATTTAGATATTAATTTTATCTAAATTAATTTTTTGTTCTAAAATATATTTTATCCTAATGTAACTCCACCTGAACTAAATTTTTGAAATTGTGGAGGTAAGAAGTGTTGAAATTGGAAATTAGAACCAAATGGTTGAGATTGTAATGCCGGAGGTAATGATGTCTGATGTGTGACAAACCCACCACCTCTACCAACCACACCTCTTCCTCTAACATTTGATGCGTATAACCCCAATCCTGATGTCATTCCTGCGGATAAACCCCTTCCTTCAGGGAGACCAACAAGACCATTTAATTTTTTTCTATCACCAAGCATCATACCAGTATCTTTTGCTCTTGCGGTATGTGCCATAACATTGGCAATTCCTGCTCTTCCTAAATAACCATAGTTACGCCCAAGATGTTCGTTTAAATTATTCATTAAAGCATCACTCTTCAGTTGTCCTACAAGAGAATTATTATTGAATACCGACCTTGGACCACCGGCATTTGAAATACCTTTACCAGCAGTATCAACAATGTGACCAACACCCATTTCAGCACCCTGTTTAATAAGACCAGCAACTTCAGAAGGGACGCCATATTCTTCGGCGATTTTTCCAACTGCTTCTTTTGCGATGCCACCTAATTTATCTTTAATAAAAGGTGATGCCATTTTAATTCCTCTACGAGCAGTATTCACAGCACCTTTAAAGAAATTACCAATTTTATGAAAAATTCCTCTTCCAACAATCTCACCGCCTTCTGTTTCTGTCATATTCTGATGACTT